AATTAAAGATAGTGGTTTAATGGTGGAGTTGAGAGAAAGACAACACTATAAAAAACCATCAGCAAAAAGGTCTGAAGAAAAAAAGTTGGGAAAGGTTCGTAATTGGATTCGTCAACACGAGAGGAATCCAGATTGGTGTGGAGAACCACCAACAGCAGGACTTAAAGAAAAACTTAAAAGACAAAGACTTAAATACAAAAAATAACAGTTTTTCTAAGTTTTATATATTTATATACACAAGAATATGTCATTTGTTCTATATGACATACCGATAATGTAACCACATTAAAGTTCCTAATAACTTTATTAATTCCAACCAAGTATTTATGCTTGGTTAAACTCTTATGGAGAAACATAATGGATGATCTTTTAAAAGACGCAATAGCAGACGCTAAAGCTGTCCGAGAAACGGCACTTGCAAACGCTAAAATAGCTCTTGAAGAAGCTTTCACTCCCCGAATTCAATCTATGCTTTCACAGAAGATTCAACAAGAAGAAGAAGGTGAAGAAATACCAGTAGCTGATGAAGATGAAGCTGGTGAAGAAGCACCTGAAATCGCTGTTGAACCTGAAGTTGGTGAACAAGAAGAAGTTCCTTTTGAAGAACCTGCAATAGCAGATGAAGAAGAAGAAGTTCCTGTTGAAGAACCAATAGCAGCTGTTGAAGATGAAGAAATTCCCGTTGAAGTACCTGCAATAGCAGATGAAGATGAGGAACTTCCAATCGAAGAACCAGCAATAGAAGGTGAAGAAGGTGAAGAAGATGTGATTGAAATAAACGGTGTTAAATATGCTCCTGTAGTATCTGAAGAAGAAGAAGAATGGGAAGCTCCTGTTGAAGAACAGGAAGATGAAGATGAACTCGACTTAGAATCTATCCTTAAAGAACTTGAAGATGAAGCAGATGATGCTGATGTCAACGAGGAATATGAGGAAAACGAAGTCGGTGATGGTCTTTCTTCTGATGAAGCAGAAACTGCAGACCAAGCAGATTTAGCAGAAAATGATGTATCTTCTGATATCGGTGATGCCGATAACAAAGTTGCTGATGCAGCAGCAGATTCGTCTGATGTCGGTCAAGGTTCGGAAGAACCAGCAGCCGCAGACGCACCAGCCGCAGGTCAGGAAAACAAAGAAGATGAAGTAGTGGATGATTTAGTTGAAGTCAATGGTGTAAAATACGCCAAAGTCAAGGAACAAGATGATTTTGAAGCCCGTAATGGTGACTTAGAAGTCAACGAGGAAGATGACATTGACCTTGAAGAAATCTTGAAAGCACTTTCAGAGGGTGATGATGAAGAAGGTGATGACGCAGAAGCACAAGCTGAAGCAGTTAAAACTCTTACATCAGAACTTGATGAGCATCGTAAGGTAGTGAAGTATCTACGAGGTAAGTTGAATGAAGTAAACTTACTTAACGCTAAACTTTTGTTTACTAATAAATTATTCCGTGCACACGGTTTAAATAATGAACAGAAGTTGAAAGTAGTAGAAACCTTCGATAGAGCTACAAACCTTAGAGAAGTTAAGTTGGTATTTGCCACTTTAGCAGAATCTTTTGGTAGCAAAACGGCAAGTACGCCAAAACCAATTAAAGAGAATAAAGGCTCTGCTTCTAAAGCAACAGCTTCTACAAAACCTAAATCAGCACCGAAGGTGATTGAAGAAGGATTTGATATGAAGAATCGCTTCCAGAAGTTAGCTAATATTCTGTAATAACTAATTAATAACGATATTTTTTTGGAGAAAAAAAATGGCAGATAATTTACAATCCATCGAAAATTTGATGGATTCATACGATTCTCAGCGTAGTCGTTTAGCAGAAACCCAAAAGTTAGTTGATAAGTGGGAGCCCACTGGACTACTTGAAGGTCTTAATAGAGATAATGAAGTTCACGGAATGGCAGTTCTTCTTGAAAACCAAGCTCGTCAGTTAATAGATGAATCATCTAAAACTGGTACAGCTTCAAATTCAGAAGAATGGTCAGGTGTAGCACTTCCATTGGTTCGTAGAATCTTTGGTGAGTTAGCAGCACAAGATTTTGTTAGTGTTCAACCAATGAACCTACCAAGTGGACTGATTTTCTATCTTGACTTCAAATATGGTACTCAACAAACTGGTAATCACGCATCCAACTCTTATATACACGGTAATACATCAGCGTCTAACGCAGATGCAGCTGGTGGTTTATATGGAGCTGGTAAATTTGGGTATTCTATTAACGATGTAGCTGTAACTTCAACACCTTCCGCGGCAGCTTCTGCTTCGTGGAAAGAAGTTGAATTTGAACCTTCACTATCTTCTTCTATTGTAGCAGATGGTGCTGATCAAATAGCAAAATTAACTTGTGCTAGAAGTGATTTTAGTGGAGCTGATTTTGAAGGTGTAAGAGCATGGGCAGTTAGTGGTTCAAATGTAACCGCACATTACCCAGCATACACTTATACTGATTCAACTAATGTGTATTTCTTTGTTAAATTAACAGCACATGATGATGTTAATAACAGCACATCACTTGGTGTTAAATACCATAAACAACCTACTGATACTTCAAGAGGTGATTTCGAACAATCTTCGTTCACAACTCCTGCTCCAAGCACGGATGATGATGTTGATATTCCTGAAATCGATATAGCTCTTCGTTCAGTAAGTATAGTTGCTAAGACTCGTAAGTTAAAAGCAATATGGACACCTGAGTTAGCTCAAGACCTTAACGCTTATCATTCAGTTGATGCAGAAGCAGAATTGACTTCTATGTTGAGTGAGTACATTTCAATGGAAATTGATTTGGAAATACTTGATATGTTGAAAGCAAATGCTAACGCTAAGACTGAGTATTGGTCAGCAAAAACTGGTTTTGAGTATGATTCCACTACATCAGTATTTAGTGAAGTAAGTGGTAACTCAAATGCTTATACTAAAGGTGAGTGGTTCCAGACTCTTGGAAACAAACTACAAGCAGTTAGTAACATAATCCATCAGAAAACTCTTCGTGGTGGTGCTAATTTCATGGTGGTTTCACCTGAAACAGCAACCGTTATCGAAAGTATTCCTGGATATGCAGCAGACTCAGATGGTGATGCATCGAATACATCATACGCAATGGGTGTACAGAAAGTTGGAGCATTAAATAACAGATTTACGGTTTATAAAAACCCTTATATGTTAGAAAATGATATCCTACTTGGTTTCAGAGGAAGTAACTTCCTTGAAACTGGAGCTGTATACGCACCGTATGTACCATTAATCATGACTCCTCTTGTTTACGATCCAGTCAATTTCACTCCTCGTAAGGGTGTGATGACCAGATACGCAAAGAAGATGGTAAGACCTGAATTCTATGGTAAGGTAATCGTAGCTGATGTTAACTATGTTTAATAATTAATCATAGTTAGATCACAGATCTAAATAAAAGAGGGGACTCATTTGAGTTCCCTTTTTTATTGCCGTTATATTTATAGATGACAAAGAATATCTTTTTTAGGAGATTATAATATGGAAGCTATATGGCCAGGAAGTGGTTCAGCTGTAAGTGGTAATACACCATTCGGTTTATATGATAATGATTCAACTTTTCAATCAGATTCACCAAAATTTGCAACTTGGGCAGCCCGTAGATTGGGTTATCCAATTATGGCAATTGAACTACAAGATTCACAATTTTACACTTGTTTTGAGGAAGCAATAACAGAATACTCAGCACAAGTCAATCAATTTAATATTAGAGAGAATTTACTATCTTTAAGAGGACAGGCAACAGGTTCAAATGTTACTCATAAACGAGTTACACCTAATTTGGCAGATGCAATTAGGATTTCAGAACAATATGGTACTGAAGCTGGTGTTGGTGGAACGGTAGATTTTAAAAGTGGTTCAATTCAAATAAAAAGTGGTTCACAAGTATATGATTTGAATAAATTATATTCAGATGTTTCAGAAAGTGGAGAAGCAATTGAAGTTCGTAGGGTTTTTTACGAAGCATCACCAGCTGTTCAACGGTATTTTGACCCGTATGCAGGTACAGGAGCTGGTTCTTACAATATGTTAGATGGTTTTGGTTGGGGTAATATGACACCAGCAGTTCAATTTATGATGATGCCAATGTACGCAGACCTTTTGAGAATGCAAGCAATAGAATTTAATGACCAAATTAGAAAATCAGCACATACTTTTGAACTGAGGAACAATAAAATAAGAATTTTCCCAAATCCGACTACAAATTATGAATTGTGGTTTGAGTATATTAAAAAATCAGATAGGGATAATCCATTACAAGTACAATATAGTGGAAGTGCAAATGTTGTTTCTGATTATTCTAATGTTCCTTATGATAATATGGAATATCAATTTATTAATGATGTAGGAAAACAATGGATTAGAAAATATGGATTAGCTTTAACTAAAGAATTACTTGGAATGATTAGGAGTAAATATGGTAGTATTCCTGTTCCAAATGCAGAAACAACATTGGATGGGGATACTTTAAGAACGGAAGCACAAACTGAAAAAGAGTTTCTTGTTACACAATTAAGAGAAAATCTTGAAGCATCAAGTAGAAAATTGATGTTAGAGGCAGATAGTGAAGAAGCAACACGACTGCAAGAAAAATTAAATAAAGTTCCACTACCACTTTATATAGGATAATATTATGGCAGGAAGATTTTTACCACAACGAGACTTAAATGTTTTTGAACGGGTAAATAAAGAACTTATTGGTGATCTTCAAGCGGGAAAAGACGGGATAATCAACCAACAAATAGTTCTTTATAAAGTATCTGTACAAGACACTCAAACAAATATGTATGGTGAAGCCGCTGGTGGCAAAAGATGGAAAGATGGTGTTAAATTTGCATGTTTAATAGATTCGGCAGATTTTGATTGGAATAATGATGAATTTGGACCAGATAATCAACAAAATGCTGATTTTCATATTTTAAGACAAACCTTACAGGATTTATCATTAGTTCCTGAACTCGGTGATATAATTGAATGGAATTGGGCATATTTTGAAATCCAATCTGTAAATGAAAATCAACTCATTGGTGGACAACAGGCTAATAATTGGAGTGTAACTTGTGGAACATTTAGAGTTAGATTCTCTAATCTTAATATTGAAAGGATTAGGAGTATTTAATGGCGAGAGAAAAACCAATACCAAGAAGTCGAAGGAGAACACCTAAAAGAGAAAAACAAATCAGACGAGATAATGATAGTGTAAAGGATGTATCGGTAAGTTTAATGGACATGGATAGTACTATAATGTATTATTTTGAAAATGTTATTAAACCACAAGTAGTTGAAAATGGTGAAACCGTAAAAGTTCCTATAATGTATTCTTCTCCTGAAAGGTGGTATGCTATACAGAATTCTGGTTTCATGAGAGATTCAAAACGACAAATTATATTACCAGCAATTGCTTTCCGAAGAACCTCTGTTGAAAATGATACTACGATTCCAGTTGATAAAATAGACCCCACAGACTCAAAATTAAATTATACATTTGAGCGTAAATGGACAAATGAAAATAGGTATGACAATTTTGTATTACAGAATGGTCTTATGCCACAGAAGGAATACTATAATGTTGCAGTACCAGATTATATGATATTAAATTATGATTTTATTATATGGACACACTATATAGAACAAATGAACAAGATAGTAGAACGGATAAATTGGTCAGCAGGTTCATATTGGGGAGAACCAAACAGAATGAGATTTAGATCTAATATTGAAAGTTGGACAGATACAACAGAAGTATCTGATACAGAGAGAATAATTAGGAGTGAATTTAGTGTTTCATTGAAGGGTTATTTATTGCCAGAAAATTTTAATAATAATATTACCACTAAAAAATACTTAACACCAAAGAAATTAGTTAAATCTGTTGAAACAACCTTAGATGTTAATTCGGTTGTGGAGAGTTTAGAAAATAATAACATTGAGAGAGCTTAATAATGGCCCATCCATCAACAACAGGAAGAAATAAACCTGTACCACGAACTCAACGAGCTTCCATAAATAGATCACTTCAAAGAAAACGAGAGGATACTATACAAGATGTATCAGTAAGTTTGATGGATATGGATAGTGCTATAATGTACTATTTTGAAAATGTTATTAAACCACAAGTTATTGAAAACGGAGAAACTATAAAAGTTCCCGTAATGTATTCTTCTCCAGAGAGATGGGCGGCAGTTCAGAAACTTGGTTTTATGAGGGATGCTAAAAGACAGATTATGATACCAGCAATTGCATTCAGACGAACTGGGATGGAGAAAGATGATACTATACCAATTGATAAAATTGATCCAGAAGAACCAAAATTTCATTATGCATTTGAGAGAAAATACAATTCGAGAAATAGATATGATAATTTTACAAAACAGATAGGATTATTACCACAGAGAGAGTATTATAATGTAGCAATGCCAGATTATATGGTATTAAGTTATGATTTTATCGTTTGGACTCATTATATTGAACAAATGAATAAATTGGTAGAGAGAATTAATTGGTCTGCGGGTTCATATTGGGGACAGCAAAATAGAATGAGGTTTAGAACTAATATTGATAGCTACACGGATGCTACAGAGGTTACAGATGGTGAAAGATTAGTAAGAACTGAATTTAGTGTTACTTTACGAGGATATTTAATACCAGAGGCATTTAATGAGTTAGCAGGACCTCACACACAGGCAACTTATACAACGCCAGGTCAAGTTATAGTCGGAACTGAAACTTCTGCTAACATTTCAAGTACTATGGAACGGATTACTGGAATATCTGATGTACAAGGTGCTACTGCAGCAGTAGGTTCAAGTCCAGCACCAGCTGTTACTTTGGCAAATTCTCTCACTTTAAGTTCTGGTACTGGAGTAATACTTAGTAGTGATGGAATTGCATTTGATGGTTCGACTAATGTTAATCAGACTATTTCAATAGGACAATCGGTTGCAACAACGGATAATGTTCAATTCAATTCGGTAACTGGTTCTTTATTAGTTGGTTCTACTGATACACTTACTATTAATAATAGTGGTATTTCGGGAAGTGTAACGATTACTGGTTCTTTAACAACAACTTCAGATTTATCTGTTACTGGTAATGCTAGTATCGGTGGAACTTTAACCGCAAAAGAATTCCATACAGAATTTGTATCATCTTCAATTATATATTCAAGTGGTTCTACTCAATTTGGTGATACTATTGATGATACTCATTATTTTACGGGAAGTATGTATTTAAGTGGTTCTTATGTATTGGGTGGACATAGTGTAAATGAAATATCAAACGATACGGCTTTAGCAGGTTCAAGTGCAACGGCACTTGTAACAGAAAACGCAGTAAAATCGTATGTTGATACTTTAAGTTCTGCAGCAGAACAGACATATTTAAGAAAACAATATGTTAAATTATCTACTTCATTGATAAATTCAAGTACTGCAAGTTTTACTGCAGTAACAGCGTCCGCACCAAGTGGTTTAACAGGAACTACGGAACACGATTTCTTATTTTTTATTAATGGTCAATATATGGAACATGATGCACTTGAAATAAAACAATTTAATGGTTCTACTTTTTATTTACAAGTAGATACGGATGGAATTGGATATGAATTAGAAAGTGATGATGAGATATTGGCCTGGGGTAAATTTAACTCTTAGGTTGGAATATGGCTACAAAATTAAGAGAAACAATAAAATTAAGTGGTGGAACTGGAGTAACAATAACCAATGGTAGTACTACTTGGGATGGATCTGAAAATTTAGTCAATACATTAGATATTGGAAATAATGTTACTATAACAGGAAATGTTCAGTTTAATTCAATAACAGCCAGTTCTTGGAAACTTGGTGATGACATTTCCATTTATGATAATGGTCAGATTTTAGGTAATGTAACAAATACAGGAACACTTTCAATATCATCTACATTAACAATACCTGGAAATGTAACTATAACTGGTAATGTTACATCAGAAGAATTTATAGCAGAATTAACTTCATCATCAACTATATTTAAGTCGGGTTCAACTCAATTTGGAGATGATTTAGATGATACTCATTATATTACGGGTAGTTTATATGAAACTGGTTCATTTGAGATAAATGGATATAGTGTTAAGGAAACTTCTAATGATACGAGTTTAACAGATAATAGTGCTACTGCATTAATAACAGAAAATGCAGCAAAAGCATATGCAGATTCAAATGTTGGTTCATCTACGGTTGAACCATATTTAAGAAAAAATTATAATAGAAGTGCATCAAGTATTTCTAATAATACAGCCAGTTTTCATAGTGCATATTCAGCATCAGCACCAGCGGGAATTGCATCAACAAGTGAATCTGATTTTTTGTTTTTTAACAATGGTCAAGTAATGGAACACGATGCATTGAGTATTGAGCAGAGTGGTTCAACATTTTACTTAAAAATTGATCCAAGTGGTATAGGATATAATTTGGCAAGTGATGATGAAATAAAAGCGTGGGGAAGATTTGAACCCAAAGGAGAACTTCATTTTGATGGAATTAATGATGAAGTTACAACCTTGTTTTCAGGTAGTACTGGTCAAGGAACTCATATCCCTTCAGATAAAACTTATTCATTTTGGGCAAAGTCATCCGAAACTGGTAGACATTATTCTGTATTTGGGTGGGGTACTAATAAACAAAGTTTTGTTTTTAATTTTCATGCTAGTAGACCTTTGAGGTGGTATAATGCTAATTGGTATTTATATTGGGATAATACTCCAGCACAAGATGACGGACAATGGCATCATTGGATGGTATTTGATTCTGTAAATGAATTATCTGGTTCAAAAATATATGTGGATGGAACATTACTACCTATAAATCAAATAGTATCATCATCTGGAGTAGGAGCAGCAAATTATCTTCAACATTTAACTATTGGTTCACATCGTAACGATTCAACTGGAGATAGTGTACATTTTTCTGGTTCTATAAAGGAGTTTTCAGTATTTGGTGGAGATAAAACAAGTTACGCTTCTACTTATTATAATAACGGAACACCCTATGATGTAACTGATGAAACTGGTTTACAGGCCTATTGGAAGATGACTGAAAATGTAGGAACTTCTTCTTATGATTATAGTGGTAATACAGATTCAAATGGTAATCGGTATGATGGTACTATTGATGGTGCCACTTGGGAGACAGCAGAGTGATTAAATTAAAAGACTTATTAGAATTAAACAAGATGGTATTTTCTAATGAGATAATAGACAAACATCAAAAACAGATGAGTAGGACAAATGAGATTCTACCAAATAAGTTGTATGTTGCCGAAAAACCACCATACGATAATGGTAGTAAAGAAACATTAAAAGAATTACATTGGATGTTGGATTATAATGATGGAGTAATTGATAATGATTTGGTAAAGGAAGGTGATGAAGTAATAGATGTTTTTGAGAAATATTGCGATGATAGTGGATTAGATTTTGATAGAAAATATTACAAACAAATATTAAAAGAATCTCGTAAACCGATATTAGAATTAAAATATCATTATAATAGACCTCGGCCTTATCAGTTAGCAAAATTTTATAATATAGAAGATTTTAAGATACACGAATTAGATAGTGCAAAAACACCATCTTACCCAAGTGGTCATTCTGTACAAGGATATTTAATGGGAAGTATTTTGGGAAATAAGTATCCAAGTCATTATCAACAATTTATGGATTTGGGAGCATTTGTATCAGAATCACGATTAATGGCCAGAGTTCATTTCCCAAGTGATGTAGAGTTTGGTGAAAAAGTAGGTATTTTGATATTTAATAATATAAAAGGGAAGTTAAAATGATTAGACTAAAAAAGATTTTAAAAGAAAGCAAATATTCGTGGGATAGACAATTTGGTGATCCACTTCCTACACTTAAAGATGTAATGGAAACACATCCAAAGACACCTTTAAAAGAAGCAAAATATAAAGAGACTTATAGGTCGATTACTGCAAGAGATAAAGAGTATAATAGAATATGGCCAATAGGTGGACATCCAAGAGTTCGTGTCCGTTCATATAATGAAATGGAAAAAACAGGTCGTATGAAAACTGCATACATAGAAATTGATGGTGATAAAGTTTGGGTTGATGCATATAAGAAAATAGCCTTTAAAGGTAACGGATCAATTTATGATGTAGTAAAGCATGTGAGAAAGGAAACTGGTAATTCAAATGCTTAAACTAAAAGATTTATTAAAAGAATGGAATGATACTTCATTCAGAGATTTACCAAAAAGGTGGTCTAAGCCTTATATGAAAGAGTGGACGCCAAAAGATGGACTCACAGAATTTGAAAGAATGGGTGGAAAAGATGTAGAGTTAGGAAAGGTTTATACGGATATAGACAGACCACCTTTTAAAATTGATGAGAAAATGAGTGATGAAAAACGCTCATTTTTAATGCTAAGAATCTATGGAGACAGTTGGAAAGTCAATATGGGTAAGGTTTTTTCGGGAATCAACAAAGGTAAGCCTACCTTGATTAAAAAGGGATTAAAAGAAATAAAAATTCTCAATAAAAAGATTGAGGAAATGATTGAAGATTTAATTTAATTTCCACTTTTCTTTTACTATTTCCTTTTCTTGATATTTATTACTATGAGAAAACGCCATTGGAAAAACAGAAAAAATCGAAGGTGTCCTGATTGTAATAGGATCATTTATTATACTCGAAAAGACACTTTTGACCGTGCTGTAGGAAACAATGCTGTTTGTAAGTCGTGTGCTCAATCGGATAGAAAACTTGCTATGGATACCATAGAAAAGATGAAGAAACCAAAGAGTAAAGTACACAAAAAGAATATTTCACAGGGAATGACTTTGTATTGGGAAGAAAGAAAACAACAAGAGGCATTAAAGTATAAGGACTTAGAATGGCTCTCATAGGATTAAAACAATTAGATAGTCCCTTAACAGGCTCACTAAAAGTTTCTGGTAGCGGAGAAGTTACTGGTTCTTTAATTGTATCAAGTTCAAATTTAACTATAGATAACTCTGGTGGAGTTAGTGGTTCATCAGTATCAACGGGTTCATTTGGTTCATTAATTGTTGGTGAAAGAATTCAAGGTTCAAATACAGGTGGGGGTAATTTAAAAATTGGTAAAGGAATTATTTACAGCGATGGGAATCAAAGACTTGGTATTGGAGACTCAGTCCCTGCGGCACCAGATTCAGAAATACATATCAAGGCTGCCTCACCAGAAATAACCCTACAACGAACAAGCAATTCCAACGATAATGTTATTGATTTTCAAAATGCTTCTGGCGCGGTTACTGCTAAAATTGTTCATACTAATGATGGTGACGCTAATAATAGTATAGTTTTTCATACATATAATGGAAGTACAACTAAAGAAAGATTAAAAATAACTGGTGGTTCTGCTACTACAAAAATAAGTGGCTCATCTGTTTCAACTGGTTCATTCGGTGTAATTAATGTTGGTGGTGGTCATTTTACATCTGCATCATTGGCAGCTGGTGGTGCTGGTGGTGGTGGTATTTTTGAAGATGTGGGTACTTCCAAAACAACTACAAATAATTTACAAATAAGTGGTTCTCTCATTGTATCAGGTTCAACATTCACCGTGAGAACTGGAACAGATTCTGGACCACCTACTGCATCTACAGCAATCTACTAAC